CCGTTCCATCCTCACACTGGCTCTTAAACGCATCCAACATATTCAGAGTGTCATCATATATGTACTTCTCATCATAATTAATGTAATGTTCTTTACCAGCTTTCATACCGTATCCATTGCTCGAATCCTTATTAATAGGTGGCAAGTCTGCATTTCCAAACGCTACCTCTTCCCATGAAATTTCCTTAAACGTAGGAATCATGAGGCTTAAAGCACTCTCCACATATTTGTCCTCTTCATCAGTAATATCACCTTGATGGCTAAACGTCTTCAAAACCGCTGTTTCTACGGTCTCAATAGGATTCTCTACCACCGGTGGTGATTTTTGTCTCAAATCCATCTCCTTCATAATACCTCTTACGTCAGAATTGTAATCGGCATGAAATATTGTAGGAGCCAATGATGTTCTAGCTATAGGATATTTCTTACTTATCTCACCTTGATCATAACGCAACCGAACACCTGAAATACCAGGTGTAACCTCTGTATCTATCTCAAATTCACATTCGCTACTATTGGTTAATATATCATTGATTTCTTTCCCAATAGCTTCACTAGGCTGAACACAAAATCCATTGTTCTCATCTCCTGCGACGTGCATACCTATCACAACACCTGCAGCATCCACCAAAAATCCACCACAAAAACCGTTAGCACTCAAAGGAGTGTCAAATCCTGAATATTCTGGGTGCACATAATCCTGCGAAGCTGACGAATACGCTACTGAAGATGTGTTATAAGACACATGCTTACCTCGTAGCATTTTTATGATCTTGTTTGACAAAATCATATAAACGTAAGGCGATCTAGTCGTCGTATTAGTGAAAAGCGTTCGAATTCTCTTATACAACACAGGAAACTGCTTGAACCTGTATATCGCAATATCAACTGATAGATATCCTATCACCTTCTGCACATTAACTCTTTCCGCCTCCACATGTTTATTACGCATGTGCTCCCAAGATTGATAAATGTCTACGTATGAATCATCCATCTCCACATGGGATGGTACTATTACGTATTCTCCTGATACTATGGCGTGAGTATAATATGTCTTACCTGATATTTCGTACTTCAAAATCCGAGAATGTTTAGTCAATAACTTAACATGTTCTGGTATCTCATCATCGTTGCCGCTTTGCTTCACATACATGTCCTTTTCCTTCTCAAATGCATTCAACTTAGCCTCCCAAAATTCTAATGGCGATGATGTAACCATCATACGCGAAAAGCATGCGTCCCAGACAAATTTACCTATTACAGCTGTTAGCATTGCGACGGCCAATCCGCCAAAAAGATGGGACATTTTCACTGACGTTATATCATCTAAAATAGACTTAAGATCAATCTTAGACTCCAAATAAGTGCCTATATATTGTGTCCATTCGGTTAAAATCTCATAACCAAATATTGCCTTATCCCAAACACATTCAAACAACTGAGGTACTGCACCCGGCAATGGAGCATCATGAAAATCTCTATTTCTCTTTACTCGAGGAGTGCCCTTCTTCAAAATACTCGACACTTGCTTTGATGATAACTTCAAAATCTGACTATTATCATCTCTACATTGTTCCAATGATCGAATCAAAGATACCAACCACACCATCGTTTCATCATCCGTCATGTCCTCATTAACACAATCCAAATCTATATCCGCATTCTCGTGCAAAAATGCTGTCTCCCATTTCTTAGATCTCATATGATCGAACTTCTTATACGTCAAATCTTGCTTAAAAGATGACATATCTTCTGATCTCCTCACATTTATAAGATGTACTCTCCTGAACAAGGCTTCGGGTGTCGATATGCAATCCGCCTTTGTAAAACCGCTTAAGTTCTCGAAGTTATTCGTGGTGCATATTATTATACCCGAATTAAAAAACTTCGTGTTTTTATTATCAGCTTGGGCGCACATCAAAGGAAACTTTATAGGCGAGACAAAATTAATAATATTTCTCCATTGGGAAACACCTTGCTGTCCTACATCGTCCATCATCATAACTTCCTCATTATTATAATCATCATAAAAATCTTTTCCTCCTTCGGCTGTGGGACACGTGTGAACATAAATACTTTTGTCCATTTCTCGCAATAATTGCGATAGCTTATTAACTATCCCTGTCTTACCACAACCTGGCGGCCCATCAAAAACTAAGCAAATGGGTTCGCGTCTACTAGTGACATCATATGTCTTAGCATATTTAACTACATTATCATTAAAAGCTTTCCATACTATGCTAGCGTATTTATTACTGCTGTTAGCTACATAAGCTAAAAAGGCAGGATCTCCGCTGCA